CCGCCTTCGGTTTCACCAAGAATCTACCAGAAATTTTGACCGCAAGCAAATGACTAGTCCCCAATTTTTTATTGATGCAGCAGCTGCTGCTCAAGCAACTGAGTTAGGCCGTGCTGCCGCTGCAGAGCAATTCAAAGACGCCATGAAAGGTGTTTTAAAGATTGATACTCAATTAGCTAGTTCGAAGCGATTGATGATTCAATCAATGGTTCCTGATGTTCAAATGGTCTTTAGTGGGAAAAAGGCCGTTACTCATGATCATCCAGTTCTTTTTGCGTTTAGGGAGATGGCAAGAAATTGCATGGAGAAGAATTATCAAATACAGAGGATCAATAGGAGAACTCTTGTAATTGGTGCTACGCAAAGGGAAGTTAGAAAGTACAACGTGAATCCGGCTGTACATTATTATTTCCACATGTCCGATTCTAAGGATCAAAGTAGGATTGTCCCAGATCTCTTAGAAGATTTGTTGTCTATGTTGAGGAAAAAGGCAGCAAAGAAAAATGCAAAGGTGTTTGCTTTAAACGGAGGAACTGCTCAGGCTGTTAAACGCTACAATGATATTGTCCAGATGTATAGTGACTATCAAATGTTGCATAAGATGCCAGATGTCTTTCATTTCGAGCCTTGTGAGGCATCTTTGTTGGTGTTTGAAGACAGTATGTATGATATTAGTGCTGCTCAATTGGTGCAGTATTTCATTCAAACCAGTGCTGTTGAAGCAGTCGGTTATATGGTGTTGCCTTTGGAGTTTTATTTTCCAAAAATGCCCAAGAATGACATATATGTTTTGAGTGAAAAAGGGGGAAAGATATTCTTTAATTACAGGTATGGACAAAGTAATGGTTACTGTCATGATGCCAAAACTTGGAGAGAATTTGGTCTTAGACAAGTTATAAAGGGTCCAGGTTTCGATTTGGTTACTGAAATCACTGAAAGATTTGGCCCTGTTGTGACGTTTAAGATAATTAGAACCCCTCGAGCTCATAATATCACTAGGCAGATTGAATTGCCTAGGCAGTTTCAGTTTGTTGAAATGCTGGATGTTTGGGAGTGTGTTAATATACGTACGGGTACAATCAACAAACCATTGAAGTATTTCTCTGTGTTTGCTAGCGAGTATTATGACGCTCTTCTTTGGTTGGCGTCTTTAGCTCCAGATGCTAGAAAGTTGGAAACTACTTTAACGTATGTTAGAAGGAGAAAAGATGGGGTTAGTTTGCAATCCAGGGAATTGGTAACTCCTTGGCATCTTCCTGACAGTAAAGTTATGGCTTTTTGTTTGGCAGTGTTTTTGCAAGCTAGTGTGCTTGCACAGAAAAACGATCTCATTCTTGCAAATGTAAATCCCACCAGTGTTGTGGAGAAGTTTGTGGCCTTTTTCCGTAAAGTTGGAAAGTTCACTTTAAATATGGTCGGTGTAGGATATTTAATCGACCTGCTTCTCGCAGAACACTTGACTGGAAAAATTATTCTTTACCCAACGACTGAGGTCCAACAGAATTACAATGTGGATTTTAAACCTGTAGCTAGGATGTCTAATGTGTCTACTGCCTTATTTCCTGATGGAAAGGACGATGGCGATTTACCTTTGTGCCCTGTTTGTTTGATGTTTCATTATGCAGACATTGGTGACCAAAAGGTGAAATGTGAACACAAAGATCAAACCACGTTGTTTGAAATGAGTCGTGACGAATGTGTGGATTGGTACACTGAGTTGGCGGATGACGATTCTGATCCTATTGGATTAAGAAGAGTCAAGGAAACTGCTAAAAAGAATGTACCAAAAGATGGTTTTTCTCATCCTGTTAAGGTTTACTACATTAAAGGAATGTATGGTGTTGGTAAATCTCATTTAGTGAAGAAATTGGCCACAGAAAAAGATATGGTCTTGGCTCCTTTCACCAAATTAATGGGAGACTACACAGGTGTCAAAGGTAAAGATGGTGGTACATATGATTTGCTTTTTAAGACTGCACACAGAGGTTTAGGACAATTTGGTGCTGCTAGATTGTTCGTTGACGAGTTTCCGTCCTTAGATTTTCGCTATGTAATGGCTGTTGCTTATATCAATCAGATTGATGAGGTCTTTTTGGTTGGTGATATGGAACAGACTGTTATTAGAGAACCTGAAGAAGGATGGAATATTAGTTTGCATATGGATTTGACGAGAGTGTCTACTCATACTTT